AACTTGTCCTTGATGGACTCCTCAAGCACATTCATCTTCTCACGCATGAGCTTGAATATCTGCGCTGCGCCCTTGTTCTCATCCTGCTCCTGATCAGAGATGATCACTGATCCAGCAACTCGACTGTAACCGTATTCAACGGTGTCGAACTCATCCGTCTGGTTAACCGGCAGCGGCGTATAATAGCTGTAGCTGGTAACGTTCGGATTGCGTCCAACAGTGAGTGGATTGGTGATGTTGTATCCACCGTCTTCGTATTCCACTCGATCGTTAGCGAATACCCATGCCATGAGTGCATTGGATTTGATACTCGCCATAACCAACTTGCGTCGGCTCTTCGTCATTGTGCTGTGCAGTACGTCTGCTACAGCGGGGATAATTGTTCCAACAGGCATTGCCTACTCCTAGTTCAACTGGACACCATGATCTTGCATCGCCTGACGAATGATGTCGCCCCACGATGCGTTTTCACTCATCGGTGCGTTGTTGCCGACAGGTGCGGCACCATTACCCGATGCACTTCTGCGTCCTGGTATCTGACGCGGCTGTGGTTCCGGCTGCTGGGAGTTAGGCTGCTGTGGCTGACCCAACTGCTGTTTTAGCGGTCGGGACCAGTCAAGTCCGTTAGCATGTGCCCAACGTATCATCTTCGTATAGGCTGCATGCAAACTCAAGTCAGGCTGAGCCTGCAACATCTCGGTCAGCACGTCAAGGTTTGCGTTGCCTTCGGGGTTCTCAGCCAGGAAACCCTGTAACTCCCGTTCGGCCTGTTGACGCAACTGCACCTGCTGCTGATTACGCTGCTGCTCCTGTGTCAGCGGTTGCAGCTTGTTGTCGATCATGCGGCTGATCGCATTCAGGTCCATGCCAGGGTTGACACCCTCTTGCAGGAACGGGATGGGATAGCCTTTGCTCTTCACCTCTTCGACCAACATACCAAGTGTACGCACGGGATCACGCAGGAAGTCGCTCATCACCCGTATCGCAACCATGTGGTCCTCAGGACTGATGTTCAGCCGTGTGGCTTCCTGCATCACCTGATTGCCACTCTGCACTTGCCGCTGCACAGCACCTAACTGCTGCTTCAACTGGTTGTTCTCGCGTGCGTGCCGCTGACCTTCCTCAAACACACGCCGCTCGATACCACCCTTGGCAACCGTGCGTCCCGTTACCGGATCAACTAGATCACGGGTACTACCATCACCTGGGACTTCGACCAACCCGTCGTGCCGTCGCTGCACTTGTTGTGCAGATCGGTCATCTCCGCTGCCTGTGCCACCAGTTTGAGTAGGCGGCGCTGATGATCGTCCATCGCCACCACCTTCACTGCCCGACGCAGGCGTTGACGACGTGCCTTGTGTATCGCTGCCACCTTCAACTTGGCCATCATCGCCTCCATCCGCGAAGTCAGGGATGTTCTTCAGTATGCTGTCTTCAGTTGTGCCACTCATGCTGCTTGTTGCGGCTTACCACCGCCCCCCTGCGTTGCTGCCAACATCTGTTGGAAGATTTGTGCCGGTGGCACGCCCTGAGCTAGTGCCTGCCCAATCGCTTGCAACACAGGCGGTGGTAGCTGTTGCAGTGCTTGGACGACCATAGCGGCTACCTGCATGCCACCGGCACCTGACTGCGTTTGCTGCGCAGCCTCTGCACCACCGGGTTGTCCTTGCGGTGCATTACCAGTGCCGCCCATACCGGGTGCACCACCCTGACCAGCAACAAGCGTCTGTTGCACCTCAGCGGCGATTGCGTCCCAATCCTCCTTGCTGACAGTGAAGTCATCGAACGCTTTGCTCATCATACTGAGCGTGACCTTCAACGCAGCAGCCGGTGCAGCACGCACATACTGCGCCAACACCTGACCGATCTGTATCGCCTCCTGCTTCTTCTGCTGCGTGGTCAACTTCTGCGTACTGCCACCAACCACAGTGATGCTCATGGCAGCAAGATCACGCAGGTTGTCCAACGGTCGCCAGAACGGCGTCACATCCAAGCCCGTCAAGTCGTTGACCGTCTGCGCATCCATGAACCGCAAGCACAACTGCGCCAACTTCCAACCAACATCACCGAGTGCGTCCTCAATCGCGTCCAGACGCATGTCCATACGCATGTTGCCCATCGTGCTGTAGTAATCAATCGCACGGTTGGTCGTGTTCGTCTTGAACTCACCACCACGTTCCGCCTCGCTCGTAGCAGCGATGCGGTCGATGCTCATGTACAAGTCCTTCTTGTCGAACAACTGAGTGAACGCCATGCTCGGTGGCGGTATGCTGAAGATCGCATCCTCATGCTTCATGCCCTCAGGCAACGTAAGCGGTGTAGCGACAGCCTCCGGTCCCTTCAGTATCCGATCAGCATGCTCCTGCGTCATACCGGTGTTCGGGTTGTAGAAGATATTCCTGCGTGCCCACAACAACGCCCTGCGACGCTCATCATTGATCTCGTTGATCTGGTCCTGCTGGTCGAGGTAGTAACTCACCTCACCCTTGGCATACATTGCCACTGGGTTGTCATGGAACCACATGGGTGTCAGTGGGAAGAAGCCCTGCAACTGGTATGGATCGTCCCACACCCAGATCGGCCACTTCCAGTCATTGTCTGCGTACAGCTCCAACCGGCGCGTCACCTTGTCCCACACGTACCAGACCTTCGTGCGCTGCGCCTTCTCATACGTGTCCTTGTCATCGAAGCCATACGCGCTGTAGCTGGCATCAGTCTTGTCGAACAGCGTGAAGTCATCCTCACCGTTGTCACCAGACGTGCCACCATTCATGATGTGCGTCGGCTCGAAGATCGAACGGAACTCCTCCTTCTCCTCATCCTCAGTCGCAAACACTGCGTTGATGTACTGCGTAGGCAGAAAATCTTCGATCATGATCCAGTTGGCGTCCGTGAGGTAAGGATCAGAACTATCCCAATCAACCAATACCTTATTAGGCAAACGGACGCGCACAAACGGTCCGCTCGGTTGGAGAAACTCGACCTTCTCTTCCAACGCAACCAACTTCTGCTCAATCTCTCTGATCTCCTCAGCATCCTTCGCCTCTGCAAGCTCCTGCGACAGCGTGACCAGATCGTTCACTGCCTGCTCGCTGCTCTTGTCCTTCTTCGTGTAACCAACCTCGAACCACGCCCTGTTCATCAACAATGCAACCAACACGTTGCGCTTGGCCTTGGGCTTGATGTTCACACCGGGCGGGTGCTTCATACTGAACAGTGTATCAACCAGTCGCTGCACTGCTCTTGTGAGATCGTCACCCACTTGGTCAATCGGTGCCTCAGCACGAGGCTCCAAGCTAACCGATACGATCGGGTTCTTAGCGTACAGTTCGGGGACCTGAGCGTTAACATTGCTGAATATGACGTTCTCAGTGGACGACGCCATCTCGTTGAGGCGTCGTGCAACTCGACGGTTGCCAGCCACGTCTGGGTTCTGTTGTCCGTCACGGTGACTGGCCTGATCGTGGTTGTAATAGCGAGTTGCCTCGTCCCACGCATCGACCAAATCCTGCATCTGCTTCTTAGCCGTATCTCGTCTTGATCGCCATATTCCACCGCGCTTACTAGACACAGGAATGCGGCTGTCCGGCATAGCCTTGTAGACAGCGGCGGCCTCCGGTTGCTCCGGCAAACCCACACCGGCCTGTGCCAACGACTGCTCAAGCGGATCACCACTGTCCGCGAACTCAGGTACGGGATCATCAGGATACGTGCCGCTCATTGATCAGAACCTCCCACTGAACAGCAGCACCAACAGGATGATCACCACGATGACACCAATGCCACCGAACCCATACGGTCCATAGTGACCACTGTGGTATCCGTAGTAGCCACCACCGAAGCCAAACACCACAAGCAGGATGATAACCAGTAGCAGGATCAGGCTCATTTGTGCCTCGCCATCTTGCCTTGCCGTTGCATGCGTTCGATCTCATGCCACGCCAACCACGCAGGCGGTGCATTCGGCTTACCGACGTAGCGTGCCAACCGTGGCCGCTGACTCATCGCATACTTCCACATGTCCATCGCGTGGTCGTTGCGATCCACAGGCTTGTCAGTCGTGTCGTCACTGCCGTCACGCTTGAAGTAGTACTCAACGATCTCGTCCACGAACCACTGACACCGGTCACTGACATAGAAGTGCGGCGCATACCGCAGACCAGTGATCGGGTGCTCATGCTGCATCATCGGTGCGAGGTACTGCCAGTTCTTGGCAATGCCACTACTGATATCGTTGTTGCCCCGCTGCGTGCTGATGCCTTCTTCCTGAAACAGCGTGGCTACGGTCTCGCCCACCGAATGTCCACTACCTGTCTTGCGTCGGAATATGTCGGGGTCAGCGTAGATCGGTCGTAGCTCGTCACCCTCTCCGCAATGCTCAGCACGTATTGTATGTATACGCCGCGCCGCATCTGCGACGGTAAGCTCTGCAACACGGAACCCATCGAGCAGAAACACATTGGAGTCGTCGTCAACGTAAAAGAGTCCATAACAACTGTGCCTTGACAGTCCGTGGTCGTATCCTTCCACGAACACAGGCTGAAAGCCGGACAACCGCAGTTGCCGCAGGTGTGTCCGTGCATCTTCATGCGCCACGACATGGACCGCTTCATCGAATTGGGGATAAATAAGTCCAGACAACGCACCCCATCGTCCGTAGACGAACCGTTCCCGCATAGAGCCAGTGTAAGTTGCAAGCATTCCTCGGATGTAATCGACTCCAACGTTGTCAACATTCTCGTACGTGCTCCCCTCGAACAACTCGATCAGCGGCTTGGGCTTGCCGTCCACCAACACAGGCTTGCCCTCATCATCCACTTCACACAGCAGCTTCTCACTGATCACACCGCGCTGATGGAAGTCATGCAGTGGCTTGACGATCTCTCGGTAACACCAGTTGCGTGTCGGGTTGAGCGTCGCCATGAACCATCGTGGTCCAACACGCGGCATCTTCGGGTCATCACCGACATACTCAGTGTTGCCACGCAGTCGTCCCATCAGGTCCATGAAGTCCTTATGACTAAACTCGGGGTCCTCCAACTGATCAACCACGATCCAGTCGTACGTTGCAGACAACAGGTTGCTCTTGCTCTCCTCCGTCTCCTTGCCACGCTGTGCCACATACCGGAAGTTCACTGTGCTGCCGTTCTTCAGTACCAGCGTGTTCTCATCACGACTCGGCATGCGCTTGATCCACGGTGCAGGACACCACTGCAAGAACTCACGCCTGATCGTGTCATTCAACTTAGGATACGTGCTACGTGCAATCAGTCCATTGCAGCCAGGATAGTCCTTAGCCAACCGTAGAGCCTTGATACAAGCCGCCGCAGTCTTGCCGTTACCGAACCCACCACCGATGAACTGCACTTTTGCAACCGACTGATGAAATCGGTCATGCATGCCACCTTCGACGATCTTGTACCGCTTACTCATCAGTTGTCTTTGCCAAGCAGCATGGTCGATGCAGCCGTGGCAGTGACAGCAGTGGCACCGGGTGGGATGGCAACCACACTGTCAGTGCTGACAGGGATGACCAACACCACACCGTTGTCCCACGTATACGTCGTACCACCAGGCACACGTGCATGCGAGTACATCGTCCTGTTGCCGTGCACACCACTCACATCAACAGCAGCAGGCAACGCCACCTTCACACCCGCACCAAGCGTCAACGCCTGTCCAGCAACGAACGCCATCACACCTCTCCCATGTCAATGGTCGGCACCTCAGCCATGTCACGCTTTACAATCTCGATAACCAGACCACCATCCATTCGATGGCGATGCTCCACCACATCAGCAGCCCGATGACCACTGCGGTCCAGAATGTCACGAGCGGCAGCGATCCTATCGCCGCGCGTCCCCTCGTTGAGCGCAGCAACCATAACCTGCGCCGCATCATGCGCCTTGCGTTGTAACAGGTCTCGTACAACACCCGTCTCAGCATCGAGTACACTCCGCACAACGGCGTCGTGCATCTGTGTGAACGGGTCAGACACCTTGATGCGACCGATCTGGTCAACACTTAGGCCAGTAGCGATTGCAATCTCATCATCAGCCAACCCGAACAGCGTGTAACTCAGCACGACACCCACTGCATTCATCGTGCGTGGGACTTCGGGTAACTCACTCAGCTTCCTACGTGTCTGCGTGACGATCCGCTGTGCCTCTCGTTGCGTCGGCACTTCGATGAACTCATCCTCACGTCCATCACGCAACACACGTCCACCAGGATACACAAGTCTCCCATCCGCTAACCGAAGCGGCTCACCAGGTTCAGCCAACGACATGTCACGGTGCCCTCAACCGCATACGACCACTTCGTCCAGCACGAGAAGCACGCATATTCTCCATAGCTGCACGCTGCGAATCAGTTGGTGGTGTCAACTGACCACGCTGACCACGATTGAACGGCAGCGGCGCGTTCTCCACAGGTGTGCTCGGTCCAGGACGGTAGTTGCCAACTGCATCACTGGTGACACGCGGCATGTCGCCTGTGTAAGTCGGTTCAGCAGGCACAGCCTTCGACAGTGCACTCTCAAGCGGTGCTTGACGCGGTGGTTCCAACTGCGTGTAGTCAACAATGCCACCCTGCTCAGGTGGAACAAGCGGTGGTTGACCAGCACCGGGCGTAGCTGGAGGCGCATTGGCAGTCGGCGGCGGTGTGAACAGCCCAGCAGGGTTTTGCGTAGGCACACTTGCACCGGGCATGCCACTACCGCGCATACCAAACAACGCAGCAGGCAACAGACCACCAAGTCCGATAGCAGACGCAATCTCACCTACACTCGGTCCACCACTCACACTGACATCAGGCGTGCGTGGATCACCACTCGGTGGCGGCGCACTGGTTGTCGGCTGACCACCACCAGTCGGTGGCACAGGTGGCACAGGCAACTGTTGACCACCACCACCACTTGGAGCGCCAACACGTGTTGACTGAGTTGCAGGTGCGCTGTCCTCAGGCATTGCATTACGCAGACCAGGAATGGTGCCCGGCTCACGCGCGTTCTGCTCAATCGCACGACGGATGTTCTCTGCACTCGGTGGGATGCCCTGCGAGTTGAAGTAGCGCATGAGCAGCGTCATCGGTGAGTACTGTGCACTGCCTTCAATCGCACCATTGGTAACTACGTCATCAGTAGCCTGGACCGGCATTGGCTTGCCTCCGTGCAAGGATTGCGTGTGCGATACCAGCAGCCGCATTCACATGGTGTGCATCAGGTGGACCACCTCCACCACCCATCGGTGGCTGCATCGGTTGCGGTGGCGGACCTTGATCCTGCGGTGTCGGTGCAGGCCGTTGCGGTGCAGGTTGCTTAGGCTTACCACCACCTGCCTGAAACGGACGTGGCTTACCAGTGCCAGGAGCCTTCCTCGGCACAGCACTACCCTGCATCGAGGACTTGATCTCACTGTCAAACTTGCCTGCCATCAGTAAGTCACCTTCCCACCACCACCGTTACCACTGAGATCGGCAGGATACGTGGACGGATACACAACACGGTCCAACAGACCAAGTATTGCAGTGCGATCAGCGGCAGTCGTTACTCGGTTGACGAGGTTGATGGTTTCAATCGGCACCACACCACCGGGGGCACCCTGCACATGTTGTACCTGTGCCTTCGTTGCAGTAGCCGTCCCACCAGCAGCCGCACCAGTGAGTGCGCGCCACAACGCACGCAGCACTTTGGCACTACCACCAGCCTGTAACAGCTTGGCCATCGCATCATCGGACTGATTGATGCCGTTCTTGTACACATACCCAACAGTCGCAGGCTGATTGGCGTCACCACTGCCGAGCGTGTTCGAGTAACCAGTGAACGGGATTTGGGTCGAGCCGCTGAGGCTGTAATTGGCCATCGTGATCCTCCATCCTGACTAGGAGAGCATGCACGCTATACCCCACCACAGCAATCAGCAACCATAATCAGCAGACGTGGCGCATCTCCTGTTAGAAAACTGAACCGCCCCCCTATATGTATATATACGTAAGCAGTGCTACGATGCGTTGCGGGGTTGTTTTGTGTTGTGTCCAAGGTGCGCCACGCCCTCGCTGGCACACGTGAACACCCCCGTTTTGGATTTGGCATGGGGGAGTGGGGGGCGTATATACACACGCATGCATGTATACACACCACGTATGCACATACACATGCACATACACGCGTGTAGCCACACACTCGTATATACGTGCGTAGGTACACACACATGTATACACACACGTGAGTACACACAGCCGTATACACATGTGTATGCATATACAGCGTGTAGATACAGGCAACGAGGCGCGCGTGGATGTATGCACAAGCGCCAGGACACACGAGCGTATACACACACGCAACGACTGCGGTTGTAGTAAGCTAGTATATACACACTCGGGGTCGGTTCAATTTTCTAGTGTGAGATTGTGCACACCCGACCACGCTCATGTGCACTCGGTTGCATACGCCACAACCACACACTCATTACGCTGCTGTGTATCTACATGACATGCACACCGTGCCGCTGTGAGCGTGCTGTGGCATGGCATGCGCTGGCTGGTACCGTGGCATGGCACGCGCGACACCGTGCTGTAGCGTGCTGTGGCTGGCGTTGTGCGTGCGTTGTCAGTTAGCGTTAGTTAACTGCACTGCACATTGCGGTGCATGCCACTGCGTGTGACACGCCATGTGCGTTGGTATATCTAACCTGCCCCCGTTATGCGCACTGCGTTAGCTTGCCTTGCGTTGGCATGCGTCAACACGTGTTGACATGGTGCATGGTGGTTGAGCATGCGTTGGACATGGACACACCACGCGCATGTGACGCGTGGTAACTGCACAACGCGGCATGACCGTTGCGCATTTGACATAGCGCAGCGGTTGTGCCATACTATCTACAGTTGATCGATGACCGGTCAACGCGATGCCGCACAACGTGACGGCACAACAGGAGTAGACCACATGGCACGCACCATTACCCGTCGTAAGGCACTCATGGCGTCAACACGTGTTGACCAGCTTCCGAGTGCTCCGCCCCCGCCGATCGGTGATAACAGCGCAGGTTTCGTGCTGCCACCGCTTGAGGCGGTTGACGACAGCCTACGCGACACACTGCAAATCATCGCTGCCGGTGAGAGTGCGCTTGAACACGCACGCCAGCGTTTGGCGTTCTTCATCATCCAGCGCCAAGACGTGTTGATTGCGCGTGACGCCAACGTGACGCCACTCGCTGCGTTGTTCGATCGCAGTAACGCGACCTTGCGTGATCCGGCCATTGCCGAGGCACGCCGCATCTTTGCCGAGGAACTGTTGACCGAACTGTGCGGCCCGTTCATCCCGCACAAGGAACGCACCACGAATGAGGTGCGCGACGCCCAGGACTACCGTGACGTAGTGTCCACACGACTGAAGCGTGGCACTGACTTGGCCATCGCCATCTCATGGCGTGGCATGACGCAGGATGACTTCGATCACGACAAGGGCAAGTGGCGCGTGCCGCCCGTGTTCTTCTGCCCGCCCGAGCACACGCCAGCAATGGACTTGCTCATGTCGCCACCTGACGACAAGGGTGCACGCACGGTTCGCGAATACGTGTGGCTTGAGAACGACGCCGAGGATAAGGATAACCGGTACTTTATCAACATGCCGGGCGGCCAAGCGAAGCGGATTGCGTTGTCACTCGATCAGTTCATGTTTGCTGCCGAAACCGCACTGATTGCGGAGCGTGCGAAGGCAGCGGGTGAGCAAGCCAAGGCCACTGCACCGACCAAGGCCGAACAAGCCAAGGCCGATGCGGAAGCGAGGGCACGCGCTGACTTGGAAGCGAAAGCCAAGGCAGAACGCGAGGCAGCGACGCGTGCACCACGCACACCGAACCCGGCGGCCAAGGCTGGCGATGACGTGGCAGCGGCAACCGAGGAGATGGCAGTGTCAATGGCAACGGGTGACGTGCCCGAGGCTAACACTGACAACGGCAAGGCTACACGCGAGCACAACTTGGCAGCGCTTAACAAGGCGTTGACCATGATCGGGACCATGTTGGCAGTGGATGCGATGGCGAACCTCACACGCCAGGACTTCACACCGGCAGCGTGGAACGGCGCGCAGGACCTAAAGCTGATGATTGATCGGGCCGAACGCGCAGAAGCGGAAGCCGCGCGCAACGCCAACGGTGCCAAGCGACGCGCCGCCTGATCACCACCACCACACCCCCGCGTCAGTGATGGCGCGGGGGTTCTCTTATGGAGTGACACCATGTCCAAGTATGCCAAGCATTGGTATGGCAAAGCGCCAACGCGTTGCGACATTTGCGGCTCACACTCGACCGTCATCCCTGCGTTCTCTGACATCAAGACGCGTCATGGTCCCTGGGGCATCGTGTGCGATCCGTGTGTGCCAAGCGCCAGCATTGCACTCGCACCACACTACGGTGTCGGACTAGGCCAACGCTACGCGCGCCAGTCTGACGGCCGCTACGTGAAGACGCACGGATGACGCCTGACCTGTCACGCCTGAGTGCATGCGAACTGCGTGCACTCGGGCGTGCCTACCGCTTGATTGCAGTGCAACGCGCAGAAGCGATCCCTACCTTGCAAGGTCCTGCCAGACGCGCAGCATGGGTTGCCATGCTACACGCTACCGACATGGCCGCCGAGTGTGAAGCCGAGGCAAGCAAACGAGACGAATAAATACCAGCCCCGCATGGTTCGCCATGCGGGGCTTTTTCATGCCCACTCATGTATACACACGTGTGGGCATGAGCCTGGG